AATCTTAGAGTTAGCACGCGACTGATTTCTTGGCGGCCACATTTAAAAGTGTGGCGTCACCTTATGCCCGCGATGTTATCGTGGGTCAGACTGGTGACAGGAGGATTGACACGTAGTAAGGTTTTACAGGCGGCGTACTTCGCTCAATGGGTAGCGAATATGGTACGTAAGCAAGGACGCAGGGGGCTAGTCCTTCATCTGAAAACCGCGCAAGTAATGCTTATGCAAAGCTTGCCTGGATCAGAGCTGCATCCAACCTCCCGAGCAATCGGGAAAGTTGGCGTGTCGAAGGGTGGAACTGGGATCCCCCGGATCATCCCGGCTTATGCTAGGATGTACATCCGTCGTGGGGACGTTTCCACTATTCGGTTCTGGTTGACGATGTTGGGTATGTACAGGATATTGCTGATTAAAGCTCCCCTGAAAATACAGACCATTACAAGCCCGGGAAGACAGCTTTCAAAAGCGTTCTTGGGTGAGTGGTGTAAGTTCATAAGGGGGATCTTTTTGGCGCAATTGAGAGTGCATACAGGTTGGAAGCTCTTGGATATCTCGACAGATGTCTTAGGGCGACCAGCTTTGGTGGCCATTTCCAAAGCCTCTGCGGATTCCACCAAGATCCAACTAGGTGACCAAGATGAGTACTCCACTTCTTACGGTTCCCGATTTAACTCAGCGAGCCGCTGGGTTAGCGGGCACTGGGGGTGGGAACTGTTCCGTTACCTTTCTCTCCATCCAGGAGGGACGGGAACGACGCAGTCCCTGTGGACGAAAATGGAGGAAACGGCGGCTATCGCACCACAAGCCCGAGCGTCATGGACCAACAAGGATCCCAACAGAAATGTTGAGTCTTTGGAGACCGGACGCGGAGCGGACTGTAGCGGTAGACTATCTGTGAAGATAGAACCAGCGGGCAAAGCCCGGGTTTTCGCCATAGTTGACTATTGGACGCAAGTTGCGCTAAAACCGTTGCACGAGTGGATCTTTTCCGTATTACGGGAGATCCCTCAAGACGGGACTTTCGATCAGATACAACCTGTGAAAAGGTTGTTGAAGAAAGTTAGTCCTGATCAGAAGATTTATTCTTTTGATCTTAGTGCAGCGACGGATCGTATTCCTGCGTTAGTACAGGGTCTGTTGTTGGCCCAAATATTTGGTCGCCAATTTGCCACAACTTGGAGAAGCCTATTGATTCGGCGGCCATACTACTTAGGTAAACTTCGTAGTACGCTGCTTGGTCTTAAGAGCCCATGGTTGACTTACGCTGTAGGTCAGCCAATGGGGGCCTATTCAAGTTGGGGAATGCTAGCTCTTGTGCACCATGCTATGGTGCAGTTTGCTGCTTGGAGGGCGGGGCACAATGCTTGGTTTGCCCTATACGCTGTTCTTGGTGATGACGTCGTCATTGCTGAGGACGGAACGGCTCGTGAGTACCAGGCACTATGCGAGGAGTTAGGCGTGGAGATCGGTCTGGCCAAAAGCTTGATCGCCCAAGGAAGGACCTTGGAGTTCGCTAAGAAACTCTTCTTTCGAGGAGAGGATATTAGTGGATTGCCTATCAAGTTCTGGGCAGCCGCTCAGAATACGATGGGTGTAGCCCACGCTCTATCGAGCTGGTACCCAACTGGCTCGCTCGCCAATTTTGTAAGGGCTCTAGGCATAGGGTTCAAGGGAGCCTCGAGAGTAGATTCGGCCTGGGAGAAGCTTTCTCCTAGGATCCGAGCTCTCTTGGTGCTCTTGACTCACCCTCTTGCTGGTGGGCGCTTTGCGGCGCCGACATGGGTTGATTGGCTCATGTCGCGCTCTCCGGTGAGCTTTGGTTTTGACCAGAGTAAGCTAACCCAGTTCAATCCATGGGCCGATGGCCTGTTGACTGAAGTGGTGTTGCCGGCTCGGGAACGAATAGATGAACTGCAGAAGGATTTATTCTTCTCAGTGAATTTAGGAGATCCCGCCCGGCGAGAGGTGGATTCAGCGGCCAATAAAGCCGTTGCTGAAGCGCAGACGTCTATTGATAAAGGTGAG